GAATTTGATACCTCTGGAAGTTTTCCACTATACTTCTATGCAGTCAACAATGCACACTTTTGGATTCGCAAACCAATATTGGTCAAAGGGCCAAAAGTCCCTCCATACAAGCCAAACAGCTTGGACACAATCAACTCACGAATTGAGAGCAAACTTGCTGAATACAAGCAGACTGTTGATGGTCAATTCTCAACATTCTCAACTGAGTTTGGGAATAATCTGAGATATGCAACAGAAGGACTAAATAATAAGCTTGCAACTCAGGAGCAGGCACTTACAACCAAAATTGAAGAGCAAGCACACTCAACAGATGTCAAACTGGCAACTCAAGCAGATGAGACAAACAAGAAATTATCTAGTCAAAATTCTGTCCTCAATGACAAGTTAGATGATTTCAAGGACAGCATCAACGGGCGCTTTGCGAATTATCAGCAAACAGTTGATGGGCAAGTGGCAACGATCATCAGCCAATTCGATGGAGTTTTAAAGAAAACGGACATCAACATCACAGACGGTCAGATCTCATTCGGTACAGGCAAGAGCATCAATGGAAGGACCATCAGTTCCTTACTTGTGCAAGAACCTGAAGCAATCGCTCTGATCGCTCAATTGATCAAGGTGAAGGGTGACATGGTAGTTGATGGGTCTATCACAAGTAGACATCTGGCTTCTCAGAGCGTCCGAACTGGTCACATGGAGTCCGGATCAGTAACAACTCAGATTTTGGCTAGTAATGCAGTAACAGCAGATAAGTTGTTGGTAGATTCTGCCATGATCAATAAGTTTGTATCAAACCAAGCCTTCATCAGAGAACTAGCTTCACAGAGAGCATTCATCACTCAACTGACATCCGTGGGAATTTCAGCGAATGACATCCGAAGTGGAAGATTGACAGCAAATTCTGGTGTATCTAGTTTTGATCTAGACAATGGACGGTTATCATTCTACGATAATTTCACAGGAGTTTTCCGGGATCAAACAAATGCTTCCAGTCAAGGGCTTTTCTTCCGGAATGATGATGTGGTGATAAACGGAAGACGTTACATCAATTCTAAAGCCATCATTGGTGCTGACCGTCGGGACAATGACATCAGAAGGCACTGGGACCAAGGTGGATTTAATGGAATGATTGTTGATACCATCAAGGGAGTTGGTACAGGAGATCATGACAATGCAGATAAGGTCACTTTTGTAGGCGATAGATTCAATTTTACTCACTCTTATAATTATGACCAAGCCACAGGAAGCAATCCTTATGGTTGGAGAATAACAACTTGGGGAGGAACAACAATCGCTCCATACGGAACCAACGGAAGGAACACAAACATGCAAGCTGGTGACTTCCTACTTATTAACAACGGAAACAACGGTGTGTGGCTCAGACAAGCTTTGAGAACTCTCAGAACAGCGCTTCAGCACTTTGTCAACGCTGGCTTTGCAACAGATGACTTCACCCCACAGAATGGAAAATCAATGAGAACAGCTCTTCACAGTTCCATCAGAAATGCAGTAGCTAATTCATTAAGAGATTTTGACAAATTCGGAATATAGAAAGGTAACAAAATGAAAGAAAATACTTATGTATCAATCATCACAGATCTAGCTAATCAACTGGCTAGTAAATCAATCAATGAAGCTGAGTTCAAAGCACGATTGACCGAAGAACAGCAGGAAAAAGCACAGCTCATCCAAGAGCTAGAAATCTATCGCTCTGTCCTAGAATCAGATAAGGATTTGAAGGACCTATTTGAAGAAATTAAAAATAAAAATGAGGTGAATGCTTAATGAATTATAAAGTACAGTTCAAATCCTATGACCCCGTAGCGAATGCCACAAAGGTTTCCATCAAGCAAGATTATCCATACAGGGTATTTGAAGAATCCCTTCCAAACAATCGCATGGGGGATGAAGAAACAGCTCTTGTGGATGCTGTCTTGAATCTTGTCCGAATGGAATTAGACCCTTCTGGGGCTATCGTGGCACTCAAGAAAGAGCTTGACAAATCTGTTGATGCCAATAAGAACGCTATTCAGAAAATTCAAGAACTCACTCAGGAAAACGAAAAGAAAGATGTCCTAATTCAAAATAACAAAGCACTTGCTGACTGGTCTGTTCTCGTAGCTGTGACCAATCAAGACAACCCACTTGATCCAACACTCTATAAACGGGCGCTTGAACTTGTGGAAGCTGCTCAAGTAGGCAAAACTTACAAACAACATGACATCTTCACCATCGTGGATCCTGATCACACTGAAAAATACAGTGAAGGAAAACGGGTGCTTGTACAAGTCAACTATGATTTTGTCTACAATGGCGAATCCATCAAAGACTTGAAAGGCCCACTTCTTCAAAATGGCAAACTTGCAATTTACAATTGGGAAGTCCCAAAAGAAGAGAAGCAAAATAAACCATCAGGAGATCTTGAAACCCGACCAGTAGCACAGCCTGAATCATAAATTGAGGGGAGTGTGATTGATGTATAAAGAACCAGATGGAATCTTTGGAATCATTGAAGTAGTACGGGATTTTTATGATCACGGTATTGATGAACACATGATTGTGTTCATGTTTATGGCCATTGTTGCTCTAGATATTGTTATAGGAGTATCTAGAGCGTGGGCCTATCATGAATTTTCAAGTAGGAAGTGGAGAAAAGGGCTGGTAAGCCACACGGCTATGATCTTAATTGTAGCCATTGGCTATCCATTCGCTCTGTATATGAATCTTGGAGCTGTAGTTGATGCCTTTATTGTCGCAATGATGGCAGCATACGGTTCCAGCATTCTTGCCAGCCTTTCAGCTTTAGGGGTTGAAATCCCTGGTCTAGATCGTCTTGTGAAACAAAATATTGATCATGAGAAATTTCAATTAAAAGATGGCTTGGAAGAGCCTAGTAAACTAGTCAAAAAAGGAGAAAAGAAAAATGAATCAAATCACTGATATCGTAACAAGTAGCGCAATGAGTATTATTGTAATTTTGGTTGGAATTGTTGTTCAGGCAGTCAAGAAATACCTTCTTACTCGTGGAGGGAAGAAAGCTCTTGAAGTTGCTGAAATTCTTGCAAATAACGCTGTGAATGCTACTGAACAAGTAGCAGGCACATTGGACATCCACGGTAAGGATAAGATGGAACATGCTAAAACTAGCTTGATTGAGGGATTAGAGGCATATAACATCAATTTGACCAACGATCAATTGAACACATTCATTGAAGCGGCTGTCAAAAAAGCAAATGAACAATGGAAGAAATGAGGCTCAAAAATGGTAGCAACAAATGACATTTTAAGTTTTTCAGAATCTTTGGCAAATCAAGGTGTTGGAGCTGATGCAGATGGTGCATACGGGACCCAATGCGTTGACTTACCAAATTCAATTTCTATCAACTTTTTCGGGAAAGCTCTCTGGGGAAATGCTATTGACCTACTTAATTCAGCCGCTGGGTTAGGATATGAAGTAGTATATGATGCAATCGGAGTCAATCCACGAGCAGGAGCCATCTTCGTCATGGATACACAATATCTGTATGGTCATCCTTACGGTCATACAGGTATTGTGATTGAAGACAGCGATGGAGTCACTATGAGAACCATTGAACAGAACATTGATGGAAATGCTGATTCCCTCTATGTCGGAGGTCCAGCACGTTACAACACACGCAATTTTGATGGGATTGTTGGATGGTTCTATTTCCCAACCGATGACACATCTGTGACATTTGAACAGCCAGAACCATCAGAACCATTGACAATTGAATCCAATGGATTCAATCCAGAAATAGGAACATTCACTGTTGAAGTATCTGCTCTAAATGTACGAGCTGAAGCCGGTATTGGAGCGGAAATTGTAGCTGTTTATGGTGCAGGTCAAGAAATCAATTATGATGGATGGATTGACAACGATGGCTACATCTGGATCACATACATTGGCGGTTCTGGAAATCGCAGATATGTGGCTGTAGGACAGTCCGAAAACGGGCAACGCATCACAGACTTTGGATCTTTTAAATAAGAAACAGAAACCCTCCTCATTGGAGGGTTTTTCTGTTATAACGGAAAATTTCATAGATGTCTGTTATAACCTCAAATACATATCAAAAAATCTTTTCCTATTTAAATAACTTCCCTTTATGTCCAAGATAAAAAATAAAACTTGAACTTTCTTGTAAGCTATGCTAAACTAACAATGTGAGCAATTAACTTGTGGAGTTTTAGAAGTCAGTACCTAAAACAGACCCTAAAATCTAAAAACAGCGATATGATTGAGTTTTAGAAACTCCCACCGGCTCCATATATAGTTTTGGAAGATTACTCAAGAGGCTTAAGAGGCCGTGTTGGAAACGCGGTAGGCGTGTAATAGCGTGCGTGGGTTCGAATCCCATGTCTTCCGTTGTTGAGACATCATTGTGTAGCAGTGGTGTTTTTTTGTACAAAAAGGAGTTACCAAAGGAGGCACCAAAATAGACAATGCAGAAAGGAGAAAAAGTGATTACACAGCTAGATACCAAATCAGTCTATACCTTTATGGAAAGTCTTGTGACCATAAAAGACTATGTCCAAGTGGCTAAAAGCATGGGGTATGGCGCATTGGGAATCATGGATGTAGATAATTTGTATGGTGCTTATGAATTTATCGAAGCCTGTCAGGCCCACAACCTCAGTCCCTTGGTCGGTTTAGAAATTGGACTAAAAGTAGACAATGAAACAATTCCGTTTCGGATGATCGCCCTGTCAACGAAAGGCTACCAGAATCTGATGAAGATGTCGACCGTCAAAATGATGGGGAAAAACAATTGGGAAGATGTGAAGCACCTCACAGAAGGAGTAGCGGTCATTGTCCCAGCGCCTTTTGCTAGTGAAGACATACCGCTTGGTCTAGATTACTTCATCGGAGTTTTTGCGGATACGCCGGATCAAGAGTTTAGCCACCCTGTGCTCCCTCTTCATACGGTGCGTTTTTTTGAGGCGGAAGATATGGAAGCCATGCAGATGCTCGCGGCCATCAAGGACAATCAAAGCTTGACAGAAACAGGACAAATTGATCCTAGAACAGTCCTAAAAACTCCTCAGGATTTACAGAATGATTTTGCTGAGCGATTTCCTCAAGCCATCACAAATCTTGAAAAACTTGTCCAAGGGATTCAATACGACATTGATACTCAGTTGAAATTGCCTCGCTTCAATCCTCAGAAACCAGCTGTTGCGGAATTGAGAGAATTAGCCCAAGCCGGTCTTCTTCGAAAGAACTTGACTAGTCCGGTCTATCAAGAACGTTTGGATCATGAATTAGACATTATTCACCAAATGGGCTTTGATGATTATTTCTTGATTGTCTGGGATCTTCTTCGTTTCGGACGAAGTCAGGGATATTATATGGGAATGGGGCGTGGGTCTGCTGTAGGCTCACTGGTAGCTTATGCCCTGGAGCTTACAGGGATTGATCCAGTGGAGAAGAACCTCCTGTTTGAGCGCTTTTTAAATGTGGAGCGCTACACCATGCCGGATATTGATATTGATATTCCTGATATCTATCGTCCAGAATTTATCCGTTATGTGAGAGACCGTTATGGGAGTTACCATGCGGCTCAGATCGTGACCTTTTCAACCTTTGGGGCCAAACAAGCCATTCGAGATGTTTTTAAACGTTTTGGGGTACCAGAGTACGAATTAACCTCCATTACCAAGCGGATTGGCTTTAGGGATACACTGACAACTGCGTATGAACAGAATCTAGCTTTTCGACAAGTGATTCATAGTCGAGCAGAATTTGAACGTGGCTTTGAAATTGCCAAAAGAATTGAGGGCCAACCTAGACAGACCTCGATCCATGCGGCGGGTGTTGTGATGAGTGACCAGGATTTGACGGATCACATTCCTCTCAAGTATGGAGAAGACATGTTTGTCACCCAGTACGATGCTCATGCGGTTGAAGCCAATGGTCTATTGAAGATGGACTTTTTGGGTCTGCGAAACTTAACCTTTGTTCAAAAAATGAAGGAAGCCGTCTATGAAAAGTACCAAGAAGAGATCGTGATTGAAGCCATTGATTTAGAAGATCCAGCAACCTTGGCCTTATTTGCTGCTGGGGATACCAAGGGGATTTTCCAATTTGAACAAGCAGGAGCTATCCGCCTTTTGAGACGTGTGAGACCCAATCATTTCGAAGAAGTGGTAGCGACCACCTCTCTCAATCGTCCAGGAGCTAGTGATTACATTGATAACTTCGTCAAAAGAAAGCATGGCCAGGAAAAAGTTGACATTCTGGATCCAGCTATTGAAGAAATCTTACGGCCCACTTATGGGATCATGCTCTACCAAGAGCAGGTCATGCAGGTTGCCCAGCGTTTTGCAGGCTTTAGCCTAGGGAAAGCCGATATCTTACGTCGGGCCATGGGTAAAAAAAATGCGACTGAAATGCACAAGATGGAAGACGATTTTGTCACGGGTGCTCTTAAACTTGGTCATACGGAAGAAAAAGCCAAAGAGGTCTTTGCGATCATGGAAAAATTCGCAGGCTATGGGTTTAACCGTTCCCATGCCT